AGTTGTCTGCTCTACCTTGTTCTATAAGATTAGATATCCTTTGTGCCATTCTTCCTGATATACCTGCTAAAAATATATTCCTAGATGCAAAGTAATCTTCTACAAGTTTTTCAAAATCTACACTTCTTCCAAATACAAATGCTTCTTCCGCCTTTTTATCTCTAAAGTATTTATCCTCATTGTTCTTATATATGATTTTAAATATTCTTCTATAGTGCGATAAAGCAAGTGGAAATAAATCTTCGTTTAGAGATGCAGTAGCTACATCAGGTTCATAAACACCATATTCTTTATACAAAAACATCTGTACTCTTACGAACTTTCTAAATAAGGTATTTAGTCTTTTAAAAAAAAGTTTTTCTAAATTATTTCTTAATAATTGTTGTTGTCTTATTTCTTTTCTAGTACTTATTCTTCCTTGTCTAAAAGAATTAAAGCGTTTTAGATTTCTTTGCATTAATCTTTACTAGATAGTGGATGTCCTGATGGAAATAAATCTGTATCGTGTTTGCCACCCCTAAACTTACCAGTAGCTAATGCTCTTAAATAAGAATTAACTCTTGCATATGCCCATTGTTCAGGACTATTTACACTTGGTCTTACTGAACTAGGGTTAGTTCTATATGCACCAACACCGCGTCTAAATACTGCTTCTAGAGTTCTTAAAGTAGTTCTTTTAGTAGGATTATCACCATACTTATCGTTATGATCTTTTACCTTTTCTTGCAACCCTTCTTTAACAGCACCTGTAAGTTGTTTAGTATCTTCTTGTGCATCTTCATATTTAATAAGTGATAACTGCTTATCTTCTTCTGCAATTATTTGTGATCTTTTTCTTTTTGCCCAAGAGAATGCTGAATCCCCTCCCCACAACTTCCATGCTATCAATCCTGCACTTGGATATCCTTCTTCTCCTCTTCTAAAACCTTCTGCTCTTTTATCTACTTCATGCCTACTAAAAAAACTATACATGCGTTTTACAGTTGAGATTGAGAGTTTCTCTTTTCGTACCAACTGGTTTGCACGAGCAACTCCTACCATAGTTCCACCCCTGTTAAACTCTTTACGCATATTTAAACCTTCTTGTGCTTCTTTAGACATAGCATCAGTAGGTGTAGTATCTATATCAGATAATGCTTTTAGACCATCTAACCAAAAGTCTTTCTCATCATCATCTTCCATATCATCTTCTACTGCATCTAAATCTTCTTCATTTAGTGGGTTATCAGGTTGTGGAACGCTTTCATCTGTTAAAGGGAATAATGTAGCAGATATATATAAATCATCAGCACCCTCTTTAGGGTCTAAACCTAATAATTGTCTAGCTTCGTTTCTAGTCATAATACCTTCTCTAACTGCACTTGTGACATTCTCATATGTTCTTTTCTTTCTTTCTGATAAAGCAGGTATATTATCTATATCAAATTCTAATGTTAGGTTATCTCCAAACATAGGCACTAACCACTCATTCATATCTGATGCTATCTTACTTAAATAAGGAATAATTGTTTCTTCGTATAGTGCTAATCTTGCTTCAGCTACATTGGAATATGTTTGTGCATCAGGAACACCTACTAATTGACTAGGAACACCAAAACACATAGCTATATCAGTTGCTGACATATGTTTTAGATTTAAGAAGTCCATGTCTTTAGGAGATAGACCCATTTCCTTCCAATCAAAGTCGCCTTCAAGCAACATAGGTCTACCTGCATTACCTACCCCTGTAAATCTATTGTTTAAGTCTGTGAGTAATTGTTGTCTTTGTGATTCTGTTAGATTTACATCAAAACCTGCATCATCTTTAGGTTTAAATATAATTGCACCACTTGGTCTAGCACCATTACTAAGTAAATTAACATTATGTTTACTAGACATATTATGTTGATCAACTTCTACAGCCGCCGCACTTAAAGGTGATAATCCATAGTAATCATCTAATGGATTCCATAGCTTAATATGTTTTAACTCACTATAACCATTTTCTTGGTCTACTAAAAAACTGTTTTGAACTCTACCATTTACTGTATATTCGTATTTTTCAGGTATAGGGTTGCCACCACCTTTAATTTGTATTCTATCGGGTCTAAGTTGATGTAATTCTTTTGGAGAACCTAATTCACTTCCTACTTTAAGAACATAGGCATTTCCACTTAATAAGATATAGCCATAAAGACTACTAAAGAACTCACTATAAGACTGTAAAGGATTTGGTCTATTAAGTAGGTCTATTAGTGGATGTTGTTCTAATATTTGGTCTCCTGCTTTAACTATAAATGGCACAGCAGATGCACCTTTAGATATTTCGTTTACACATCTATAAACAATAGCATTTTTGAGATAACCTTCTTTAGCTAAATCTTGATACTTATATGATCGTGGTTCATGTGAACCTACTCCAAAATAACCCATCATATTACTTTGTTTAGATTCAGGTTGATTAGTAAATATATTTTTGATGTTGTCCAGTATTGCCATTATGTAATTCTCCAGTTTACTTGTCCTCTAGATTTACTTAGTTCGGTCAAACCCCAAACTAGAGCATCTAATCTATCGGGTGAAGTATTGGTTTCGCCTGTATAACTGCACATTTGCGATTCTAACTCTGAAAATACACCTAAATGATGTACTCTATTTTGTTCATACAAAGCCGCTATTGGTTCTGCTCTTAATATTTTACCTCGTGTTGCCCTTACACTTCTGTAGGAAACATTTGTATCAATATTCCTTATGAGTCTTTCAACCAAATCGCCACCATTATTTACTTCGGCTACAATTCTATCAGCATTCCAATCGTAGAATGCGTTTACCGCTATTCTACCCCATTTATCAGCAGAATGCCTTCCTGATAAATCCTCTAATACATAATACTCATTATTAAAGTCTTTGCCAACTACAATGATGCCTGTTTCATCAGAATTAGCGTTAGATGTCACTGCAGGGTCTATAGCTACTATGATTTGTGATAAATCCTTTTCTTCATCACTTCTAATTCTAGCTTCATCTATCAGTTCATTTGTCCATAAAGCACCTTCAAAGTTTTCTATTATCTCTGCATATAATTCTTGTCTGCCTAAATTTGTGCCTTCATATTTTTCTTTTAACATAGTCAAAGCACTTTCCGCTAAGTTTGCTTCATTCTCAAAAGTAGAACCAGTAGTAATAGTGCAATCTTTACGACCTACTAAGTCTTTGATTAGCTTATTAGGTTTTGGTGTGGTTGTAATAACACATTGTGGATTATCACCTAATCTTAAACCAAACATTAATTGATCAAATGCTTCAGGATATCTCCAAGCCGCTATTTCATCACACCATGCTCTATGATATTGCGGTCCTCTTAATCTATCAGGTTCTTGTGCCGCATATCCAGTTATCTTTGAACCATTCCACAATCTTATCTCTGAAAGACTAGATGAATATCCTTTTTGATCAGGTGACTTTAAATAACACTCTTTAGGAATGACACTTAGCAATCCACTATTACCACCAAAGCAAACTCTTCTTAAATCACCATGTGTAGGTGCAACTACCGCACAATTAACATTTTCATTCATCATGGCATATAGTGCTATATCTTCAGCACCAGTTCTTGTTTTACCCCAACCCCTACCTGCTAATATTAGCCATATAAGATAATCTTCTACTGGTTCAGGTGCTAGTTGTTTTTTACGAGCAGTTGCTAACCAATCAGTGTAATGATTCGCTGTCGCTGTTAAGGCGGTCTGTTTTAACTCTGTTAAGTAGTTCCATAATTGACTTGAATGCTTCTGCTTCTTTAATTGTTGAGTTGACATTTATATTCTCAGTTATTTCTCCCATAGAAATCTTTCCAAGTTTCTGTGCGGCTAACAATGAATTAGTTAATGCTAAAACTTGTGTAGGTGGTAATGTTTTAGTTTTGTGTTTTAATGATTCTTGATTTATCTTTATGTATTCACTTATCTGATCAATTATTTCGTTTGCTTTTACTAATAACCTATCATCAAACTTATGAGATTCTTTGGCTATCTTTTTTTGCCTTTCAACATTTATCTTCTCTTGTAGTTCCATACTAAATTGTTCTCTCAACGCTTTCCACCCTTCTGACTGTGATGCTCTATAAAGAGTTGCAGGTGCTACATTATATTTTTTGATTAAATCTTCTATGGAAAAATGTTGTCTCTCACCAGTTTCTAACTCAATACCTTGCACAAACTCTGTTCTTAATTGAGTTCTTAGCTGTTCGGTCAATTTAGTTCTTGATGATTTTTTAGTCATAATATATCGGATATTATCATAAAAAATTCCAATTCGTAAATTATCTAATAAAATTGGGTATTCCAATTTGGATTGAAATATGTTATAATGGGTTATGTTGACAATTTTATAAAATGACAAGGAGTAAAAAAATGAAACATAAAATGAAGAATCTTTGGTGGGTTTACATCAATGGCTACAGAATAGTAGAGACTAGGTCTATTGGCTATAAGTGGGTTTACTATCGTTGTAGATACTGGGGTAATTATAAATCTAGATACACTAGAATCAAAAGATCGCTTTGGGATAAAGCATGTATATCTACGTTAGTAGAACATCAAGCTAAATATAAACTTGCATCATGAGAGATAAACAAAGAAAGAAAGTCTATGACTGGGAAGATTCTCAGTCATGGATGGTTAAGAATAGTCTACTTACACAAAAAGAATGCCATAAGGTAATTAAAAGACTTAATCTAATTTATAGAAAAAAAGTTAAATTGCGATTTCTAAATGGTCATGGTAATTGTTTTGCTAGAGATAAAAGTGAAATAGTTATTCGCAATGATTGGGGTAGAAACTATGGGGTTTTATTTCACGAGTATGCACATTGTTTATCTAATGATAGTCATGGTGGTAAGTTTGTTTCAGAATACTGTATGCTTTTAAGTCATCTACATCCAAATCAACCCACTAGAAAAGAATTAGTTAAAAGTCTTAATGATGCATCTATAGAATTTATTGATTTTGAAAATACTATATCAGCAAAAAAATTAAGTAGGAGACTAAAAGCATTTGTATAAATCTATATTCCATTTTGTATTGACTTTAAATCTATCAAGATTTAATATCAGATTCTTTAGGAAAATATTATGTCAATAGAATGTTTAAACAGAGCATTAAAAATTCAGTTTGAAAATCAAACTCCAACCAAAAGATTAATACTTATACTTTTAGCTAATTACTGTGATGATCAGAACTCATGTTATCCAAGTTATCAACACATAGCTAAACTCTCAGGATTAAAAGACACTAAACACATAGCCAGTATCATTAAAGAGTTTGAAGAACTTGGTTTTTTAAGAATAGAAAAAAGATTTAAAGCAGATGGTGGAAACCTATCTAATAGGTATCATCTAACCTTAGGGTCTGTGGACACCCCCCCTACTGGTCTACAGACCCCCACCCCCCTTGTCTCCACCCCACCCAATACTAAAGAAGATACAAAAGATAATAAGTATATAGGCGAGTTTGAGATATTTTGGAAAGTGTATCCTAATAAGTCCAAGAAGAACTATGCATATGATAAGTATCTCAAAGTCGTTAAAGATTATGACTCAGGTAAATTGTTGCAGATGGCTAAAAGATTTGCACATCATATGGAAGAGGAGAAAAGAGAAACTAAGTTTATACAACATTGTTCAGCTTGGTTAAATCAGAAAACTTATTTAGACTATGAAGATTATAAAATTGAGAACATAAAAAAGAAAAACTTAAATGCAATAGCAGGGTAATAAAATGATAGATATTCAGAAGAAACTCTCAGATGAGGGAATTAGAGTAAAACACTTTGGTGAAGGTAATCAAAAAGTAAAGTGTCCAAAATGCCAACCACCACATAATCCAAAAGATAATCCACTCTCAGTGACTATAGAAAATAATACTGTTCTTTGGAAATGTCATCATTG